TGAACCTTCCTGGTCGCCAAAACCCTACGCATCGCTGCTGGGTGACGAACTCGCGCAGGCAATGGTTCGCGATCCGCGCCGCGCCTACACGGTTCATCAGGGGGTGGCGATCATTCCTGTATTGGGCACGCTTGTGCGGCGCGGCCGGTGGACCGGGCAGAATTCCGGGATGACAAGCTATGAGGGATTGCGCGCGCAGTTCCTGGCGGCGGTCGAGGATCCGCAGGTCAAGGCGATCGCGCTCGAGGTCGACAGCTTCGGCGGCGAGGCAAACGGCCTTTTCGAGCTGACCTCGCTCATTCGGGAAGTTCGCGCGCGCAAGGATGTTCGTGCATTTCTTGCCGAACATGCGTTGTCGGCGGGTTATGCCATCGCATCCCAGGCCAACCATGTGACCATTTCGAAATTCGGTCAGGCCGGCTCGATTGGCGTGGTCGTCATGCATACCGACCTTTCCGGCAATCTCGAGAAAAACGGCGTCAAGGTGACGTTCATCCACGCCGGGGCGCGCAAGGTCGATGGCAACCCTTATGAGCCGCTTCCGGAATCCGTCCGCGCCGAGATCCAGAAAGACGTGAACGCAAGATGGCTCGAATTCGCCGGCGACGTGGAAGCGGGTCGGAGAGGAAAGGTCACGGCCCAGGACGCCTTGCGGCTCGAGGCGGCTGTGTTCTCGGGCGCTGACGCTGTTGCGCGTGGCCTGGCTGACGAGGTTGCAAATGCGCGCGACGCGTTCCTGGCATTCGTGAACGAGATGGCCGGCGATACGGGTCATCCGCTGCCTGCGACAGCCAGCGTCGGCAACGACAATGGAATTGGCAGCTCCGGCTGCGAAACCGGGGGGAATCCCCATCATGCAAAGGAGGGCAAGATGCCTGACACGAAAAAACAGCCGGAACAGAAAACTCCGGCAAAAACTGCTGCTGTTGCCGAAGCATCGGCACCTCAGGAGGATATTCTGGCAGGTGAGCGCCAGAAAGCGGCAACGATCACCCGCAAGGTCGCGGAAGCAGGCCTGCCGGCCCACATGGCCACGGAAATGATCGAAGAAGGTCTTTCTCTGGAAAGCGCCTTCGAGCGGATCATCGACGCCAAGACGGCCCGCGCCAATGATGGGGGCGATATCCGCAACCATGTCGCCGCAACGGTGACGGGTGACGTGGTAGACCGGACGCGCGAAGGCATGACCCGCGCATTGTACGCGCGCGTCGGGCTCAAGGGTGGTGAGCACAACGAATTCACCGGCATGACCTTGCGCGAGATGGCGCGCCTGACGCTGCAGGTTCGTGGCGCGTCGATTCCCGCCGGCGGCGTTCACCAGCTTGCCTCGGCCGCGTTTGCCCCAGGAATGGCGGGCGGCATGCATACCGGCAGCGATTTCGGAAACATCCTTGCAGATGTGGCCAACAAATCGATGCTGAAGGGCTTCGAGGAAGTGGAAGAAACCTTCGAGCGATTCACCTCGATCGGCACGCTGTCCGACTTCAAGCCCACGCATCGGGTCGGTCTGGACGCATTCCCCAGCCTCGAAAAGATCGAAGACGGCGCCGAGTTCAAGTATGGCACCATGGGCGATCACGGCGAAACCATGGTGCTCGCGACCTACGGCAAGATGTTTGCCATTACCCGTCAGACCATCATCAACGATGATCTGGATGCGTTCAGCCGGGTGCCGATGAAGATGGGCCGCGCAGCCCGCCGTACGATCGGCGATCTTGTGTATGCGGTGCTGACCGGCAATCCGCAGATGTCGGATGGCAACAACCTGTTCCACGCGAACCACAAGAACCTGGCGGCTGCTGGCGCCATTCCGTCAGAGGCTGCCATCAATGCCGGTATCACGGCCATGTCTACCCAGATGGATCGCAGCGGCAATGGTGTGCTGAACGTCGCGCCCAAATACCTGATCGCCCCGCCGCGCCACCGCGCTGCCGTGCTGCAGGCGCTGAAATCCGAATACGCGCCGGATGATACCTCCAAAGCGGGCACGGCCAAGATGTCGCGCGCCTACAATACCGTGCGGGATGCAGCCATCCCGATCTTCGATGCACGGATTCAGGACACCAGCTGGTTCCTGGCCGCCGATCCGGGGCGGTTCGACACGATCGAGGTTGCCTATCTCGACGGCGTCGCCGCGCCGTTCCTTGATCAGCAGAAGGGCTGGTCGGTCGATGGCACCGAATTCAAGGTGCGCATCGATGCCGGTGTCGCTGCACTGGCGTGGGAAGGTCTTTACAAGGACCCCGGCGCGTAAGGCAGGCAATTCATGACGTAGGGGCTGGAATTGTTTCAGCCCCTGTTTCCCTGAAATGAAAGGACAATCCGATGAAAAACTACCTTCAGGATGGCGACACGCTCACCATCGCTGCCCCGGCTGCGGTCGCTTCCGGTGATCCGGTGCAGATCGGGTCGATCTTTGGCGTGGCCATGGCTGATGCCGCGACCGGGGCCGATGTGGCGATTGTGCGCGAAGGCATCTTTACCCTGCCCAAGGTTTCGGCACAGGCGTGGGCTGTTGGCGCCAAGATCTATTGGAACGCCACCAACAAGGTGTGTACGACCGCAGCCACAGGTAACACGTTGATCGGCACCGCCACCGCTGCCGCGGCGAATCCGTCTGCAACAGGCACGGTGCTGCTGGACGGCACGGTTCGCTGATGTCGTCCATCTTTGACGGTCTCGCCACGACGCTGACCGACATTCTTGGCGAGACCGTTCGTGTCTATCCCGGCGGTGGCGCCGGGATAGACGTCACAGGCCTGTTTCGCGAGGATCCGGTCGAGGCAGCTGATGAATTTGCAAGCACCAGCCAACTGGTACTCGAGACGACATTGAGAGTTCCAGGCGACATGGCCTCTGGCATATCCGTCGGCGATGTCGTCGATCCCGGCAACGGCCACACCTATAAGGTGGTGAACATGACCCATTCCGGATCGCCGGCGGCTGACGGATTCATCATCTTTGTGTTGGAGCGCCTGTAGGCGCAAGAGAGGACAGCATGAAAAAGGTAAGGTTGAAGGCGCTCATGACCCTGAGTGCTACCGACAAGCGCGGCGAAATCGAACGCGGGACCATCTTCGAGACAGACCCGCAGGAAGCAAGGGATCTCATCGCTGATGGCCGCGCACAGAAAGCACCGGCCAAGGTCGCGAAATGACCCATATCCGCACCTTGCTGCGGCAAGACGTCTGGGCTGCGATCGATGGCGCGCCAGAGCTGGCGGCGTTCAGCAAGCTGCGCGCCGAAGCATTTGATCGCGACCCGTCCGTTCTTCCATCGATCACGGTTGCAACCCCGAGGGAGAGGGTGAGGAACGATGCGGTGGACGCGGTGCAGCGGGATGTCGATGTCGAGGTCACTGTCAGGAAGGAAGGCGCAGATACCGTCGAGGACGAGCTGGACAGCCTGAGTTCAGTCATCGAGCGCATTGTCATGTTAGCCCTGGAGGCCAGGGCCGACTATCGGGCGCTGACGACGACCGAAATGTTCATCGACGGGCGCGGCGACAAGAGAATCGGCAACATGCGGATGACATTCAGGGCGTTGGCCATGACGCCTGAAGCAAACCCCGAAATCTGAACAGGAAAGGAGCCCTGAAATGCCAAGATACATGGGCAAGAACGGCAAGGTTAAGCTGGGAACCGGGTTTGTCACCCCGGTTGTGAGCTTCGATATCGAAGAAACGGTGGCAACGGTGGACGCGACCGCCATGGAGGACGCATGGGAGGCCCCGCTTGCCGGCGTCAAGTCCTGGTCCGGAACGATCACGCTGCGCCACGATCCGGCAAACACAGCCCAGGCGGCCCGCGCTGGCGACAGCCTGTTGTTCGAGGGGTATCCCGATGGCAATGCGGTCGGCAAGGAATTCCTGTCCGGGACCGTGATCGTGGAATCGCGGGCGCTGTCGGCGCCGCATGACAACGTCGTTGATCTGACATTGAGGGTGAAAGGCGTCGGCGCGCTGTCGATCGGCACGGTGATCTGATGTCTGATCTTCTGGCACAGATTGCGGAACGATACGAAAATTCGACCAGGTCGCTCGAAGTGCGCGAATGGGGGACGACCGTCTATTGGACACCATTGACCCTGGCCGAGCACCAGGCCGCCAGAACAGGGCTTCCTCGCCTTTTTAGGATTGTTAACACCTGCATTGCGAAGTGCGCAGACTATCTCACAGACACGGCATCCGCTGCACCGCTCAGGTATCACGGTAAGCCGTCTCATTTCAGGTTAAGAAT